CCGGGCCGTCCGCGCCAAACACGGCGACAAGGTCACGACGACCGGCCCGACCAAAGGCGTCCTCCATCGCGCCGGCACCCGCAAGGGCGGCGCACGGCGGCGCAAGTGAAACGCGCCGACCTCTGGGCCCGCCTCGGCGAGCTCGCCGACATTCGCCTACTCGACAGCGCGACCATCGTCGGCCTCGACGGCGAACCCATCCTCGAGCTCGAACCCATCGGCATCGTCGCCTACCGCATCGCCGTCGGCGACTGGGCCGTCGTCATCCCCATCCCCGCCGAGCTCGCCGGCTCACGCGCCGCGCATTACGTCGTCGCGCGCCGAGTCATCGACCACGCCCGCGACGCCGGCCCGGAGCTCGAGCCGTTCCTCGAGCAGCTCGCCGCATGAGGTCGACGACGCCGCACCTATGCGCCGAGCCCGGATGCCCGACGATCGTCGACGGCGCCGGGCGCTGCGCCGCCCACGGCTCGAGCCCATGGGATCGCTGGCGCTGCACGGCCGAGGGCAGGCGCCGAGCGACCGGCTACGGCTGGCGCTGGACCCGAGCGCGCAACGACTACATCGGCCGGCATCCCCGCTGCGAACGCTGCGGCGCCGACGCCGCCGAGGTCCATCACCGCGACGGTCGCATGCCGAGCGAGCCCGGCGCCAACGTCGACAGCAACCTCGAATCGCTATGCAGGCGTTGCCATCGCCGCGCACGGGTCGGCGTTGCCGCCGCGCGCAACGGGGGTGGGGTAGCACCGCGGCGCGAACTTGTCTCGGCGGGACGTCCGGCCGCGAACCCGACAGAAATCGGGCACGAGCCGTCATTGCCGGCGCTTACGCCGCCGCCAACACGGGCGCGAGCATGACGCGCCGCTCGAGCTCGAGCTCGCCGGTGCCCCGCCCGCCGCGCGGGCTCGACGCGAGCGGCCGCGCGGCATGGCGCCGCGGCGCCGCGGTCCTGCTCGAGCTCGGCGAGCCGGTCGAGCTCTCGCTCGAGCCCTTGGTCGCCTACGCGCGGGCGGCGAGCGACGTCGCCGAGCTCCGTCGGCAGTGGGCCAAGGCCGGCCGGGCCGGGACGATCGAGGGCGCGCGAGGTCTGCCGGTCGTCAACCCGCAGCTCGCCGCGATCGACAAGGCCGAGCGGTTGCTGCTCGAGCTCGGCGCGACGCTCGGGCTCGACCCGCAGGCGCGCCGGCGCCTCTCGAGGCGTGTCGGCGCCGGCCGGCCGCCCGGCGCGGCGTCGTCGGCGGATCGGGCGGCGCCGCCGAGGCGCCGGCTCAAGGCGGTTAGCGAATGAGCGCGGTCGAGCTCGAGCATGTCGAGCCGCGCGAGGGGATCGCGGTCGTGCATGGGCCCGACGGCGCCTACCTCGGCTCGATCGGCGTCGAGCGCTGGCAGCGGGTCGTCGACGTCGAGCGCCGGCGCGAGCAGGACCGCGCGCTCGAGCAGCGCGCGCTCGAGGCGCTCGAGCGGATCGCCGGCGCGCTCGAGCTCGAGCATGCCGACCGACGGGCGCGAGGATGACCGCCGTCGCGTCGTCGAGCTCGCCGACGGCATGGATTGACCATGGGCCCGCGTCGCTCGACGATGACGAGCGCCGCCGGCGCCGTCGTGGGCGTCGGCTCGTTCGCCGGCCGGCGCGCAGGGGGCCCGGATGACGGTCGTCGAGCTCGGCGTCGAGCGCTGGGAGGCCTACGCGCAGGCGACCCGGGCCGAGCATTTCGCGCACTGGGCCCGGGCGCATTGCGTCCAGTCGGTCGATCGTTTCGCCGGCCTGCCGCTCGAGCTCGAGCGTTGGCAGCTCGAGATGATGAGCGAGGCGCTCGCCGAGCTCGAGCCGGACGAGGCGTATTGGCTCGTCGTCGCGCTCGTCATCCCGAAGAAAAACGGCAAAACGAGCCTGCTCGCCGCCTACGCGCTCTACCACTTGCTCGAGGACGAGGGCGCGCCGGAAATCCTGCTCGCCGCGGCGACCGACAAGCAGGCCGGCCGGCTGTTTACGACGGCGGTCCGGTTCGTGCGCTCGGACCCGTGGCTCTCGGCGCAGCTCGTCGTCCGCGAGCATGAGGGCGAAATCTCGCGGGTCGACGGTTTCGGGTCGCTGTTTCGATTCTCGGCCGACACCGGCGCCGCGTCGGGCTACAACCCGTCATTGGTCGTCGCCGACGAGCTCAAGGATTGGACGACGCCGCGCCGGCGGCGTGTCTGGGCCGACATTGCGACGGCCGGCCTCGCTCGCGACTACGTCCATCTGCTCGTTATCTCGACGGCCGGCGAGCCCGAGGAGCGCGTCGACGGGATTCTCGGCCAGTTGATCGACGGCAACGAGCTCGAGGGCGAGCTCGAGCGCGTCGGCAAGCTCACCATTTCGCGCAACCACGCCGGGCGGACGCTCGTCTACAACTACGACGCTCGGACGCTCGACTCGGGCGACCTCGACGCGATCAAGGCGGCGAACCCGGCGTCGTGGGTCACCCGCGAGCGGCTCGGCGAGCTCTCGGCGTCGCCGACGTTGACGCCCGGGCGCTTCCTCCAGCTGCACGGGTGCGTCTGGGCGACGAGCGAGTCGGGCTACCTCGAGCTCGAGGCGTGGAGGGCGCTCGAGGCCGAGGGGGCCGAGCTCCACGCCGGCGACGAGCTCGCCGTCGGCTTCCGCGGCGCCGATAGCTGCGCGCTCGTCGCCTGTCGGCGCTCGGACGCCGTCCTGTTCACGCTCGAGGTCTGGGAACCGGCCGGCGGCCGGCGCGTCGAGCTCGAGGACGTCGACGACGCGCTCATGGCCGCGGCCGAGCTCTACAACGTCGACGCCGTCTACGCGTCGGCGACGCCGGCATGGGCGACGCTCGTCAACGCGTGGCGCCACGTTTTCGGCAAGCGCGAGGTCGTCGACGTCGACGTCGCCTCGCCGGGCCCGCGGACGGCGCAAATCACGGAGCGGTTTCGCGCCGACGCGCTCGCCGGCCGGGTCCGCCATGACGGCGACCGTCGGCTCGCGCGTCATGTCGTCGCCGCGCGGTTGCAACGGTCGCGCAACCTCCCCTACCTCGCCGAGAGCTCGAGGGCCGGCTCGCCGATCGCCGGCGCGCTCGCCGCGATGCTCGCGTGGGAGGCCCGGACGTTGCTAGGCCCGGTCGAGCGCCGGCGGAAGGGCCCGGTTAGCTTCTGATGAGCTCGGTCGAGCTCTCGACGAGGTCGAATGACCCTCGGACCGACCCCGAGCAGCTACGCGACACGATGCTCGAGGCGCTCGCCGCCCGGCAAACGGCGCTCGCGCGCTTCGACAGCTACTACCGCGGCGACCACAAACTCCTGTTCGCGACGGTCAAGTTTCGAGAGACGTTCGGGCTGCTTTTCTCGGCGTTTTCGGACAACTGGTGCGACCTCGTCGTCGACGCGAGCGCGGAGCGGTTGCGCGTCGACGGGTTCCGGTTCGGCGGCAAGGACGAGCAGGCCGACGCCGACGCGTGGGAGCTCTGGCAGCGCAACGGGCTCGACGCCGAGAGCGAGCTCGCGCATACGGACGCGATCAAGCTCGGCGCCGCCTACGCGCTCGTCTACCCCGACGACGGCGGCGAGCCCGGCATCCAGCTCGAGTCGCCTACCAACGCGATCGTCCTCGTCGACCCGGCGCAAGGCCGCAAGCGGCTCGCCGGCCTGCGCGACTGGGTCGACGAATGGGGCGCCGAGCATTGCGTCCTCTACACGTCGAGCGACGTCATCTGGTGGTCGCGCGAGGGCGTCAACAAAACATGGCTCGAGGACGTCGGGACGGGCCGAAACCCGCTCGGCGTCGTCCCGCTCGTCCCGTTGCCGAACATGCCGACGCTCTCGAGCAGGCAAGGCCGGTCGGATATCGAGCGCGTCATCCCGGTCCAGGACGCCGTCAACAAGCTCTGCGCCGACATGATCGTCGCGTCCGAGTATGCGGCGTTTCCGCAACGGTGGATGACCGGCGTCGAGATTCCCGTCTACCCCGAGGGCGACCCGAACGCGGGGCAGCCGCTCCCGTCGTTCACGTCGAGGTTTCTCGCCGGCGCCGGCTACACGTGGGCCGACGAGAGCGACAACGCGAAGATGGGCAACTTCGCCGTCTCGGACCTCGGCATCTACGCGCGAGCGATCGAGATGTTGGTCCAGCACATCGCGGCGCAAACGAGGACGCCGCCGCATTACCTCCTCGGCGCGATGGGCGCCTTTCCGTCGGGCGAGTCGCTCAAGGCGACCGAGACGGGGCTCGTCGCCAAGGTTCGCCGCAAGCAGCTCTCATTCGGCGAGGGCTGGGAGGAGGTCATGCGTCTAGCGTTCGCCGTCGCCGGCGACGACAAGCGCGCGAACGCGACCGACTGCGAAACGATCTGGATGAATCCCGAGTCGCGCTCGACGGCCGAGATTGTCGACGCCGGCGTCAAGCTTGCGTCGATCGGCGTCCCGCGCGAGGCGGTCTGGGAATACATCGGCGCGACGCCGGCGCAAATCTCGCGCTGGGTCGCGATGGGCGCCGAGACGGAGGGCCCGCCGGTCCAGGCGCGCGAAACGATCGCCGCGAGCCCGGGCGAGGCCTCGGCGGTCGTGCCCGGCACGCCGGGCGCGCCGGCGAAACCGGCCGCGCCGCCGACGACAGCCGTTGAAACCACGACGACCAAGGGAGGCCCGTAGTGGCTGACGAATCCTCGGGCGACGCCGGCGCGAGGCCGGCCGAGCCCCCGGCCCCGGAGGGCGCGAGGCCCGAAGGGCGCACGACCGGCGAGGGCGCGAGGCCCGATCCCGGGACAAACGACGCCGACACGCTCCGCGAGCAGGGCAAGGAGGCGCTCGAGAGGGAACGCAACGCGAGGCGCGAGGCCGAACGTCGCGCGACCGACTCCGAGCGCCGACTCGCCGAGCTCGAGGACGCCGGCAAAAGCGAAATCGAGCGGGCCATCGCCCGGCTCGATCGGCAATCGGCCGAGCTCGACCAGAAAACGAGCCGTGTTGCCGAGCTCGAGAGCAAGCTCGCCGAGCGCGACCTGCTCGAGCTCAAGCGCGAAATCGCCCTAGACGTCGGTATCCCGCTCGAGGCGGCGCACCGGCTACAGGGCACCGACGCCCGCTCGATCAAAGCCGACGCGACTCGCTACCTCGAGGAGCGCAAGGCCGGCGCCGTAGGCGACTTCGGCGGAGGCCGCGGAGGCTCGGCGAGCGGGGCGCGAGGCGTCGACATGAACCGGCTAATACGCGAGGCGTCGGGGCGCCAATGACGACGTCCTGACCCTCGAGAGAGGGCTACTCGATGCCATACAACAACACGATCAGCCGTTCCGAGGCCGCCGCACTCATCCCCGAGGAGGTCGCCGCGGAAATCATCACGCACCTCCCGGCGCAGTCGGCCGCGCTCTCGATGTTTCGCTCCGTCCCCATGTCGCGGGCACAAGTGCGCATCCCGGCCGAGTCCGCGCTCGCCGTCGCCTACTGGGTCGCCGGCGATACGGGGCTCAAGCAAACGAGCGAGATGAACTGGGCCAACCTCTACCTCAACGCCGAGGAGCTCGCCGTCATCGTCACGATCGCCGAGGCGGTCCTCGACGACGCCGCGTTCGACATCTGGGCCGCGGTCCGGCCGAACCTCACCGAGGCGATCGGCCGGGCGCTCGACGCCGCGATTTTCCTCGGCACGAACATTCCGGCGTCATGGCCGGCGGCGATCGTCCCGGCCGCGGTCGCAGCGGGCAACACGGCGACCGAGGGATTGACGCCCGACAAGGGCGGGATCATGGGCGACCTCTCGGCCGTCTACGCGACCGTCGAGGCCGACGGTTTCGACGTCAACGGCGTTATCGCCAACCGGACGATCAAGGGCAAGCTACGCAACGCCCGCGCGACGACCGGCGAGGCGCTCGCCGACGCGCCGCCGTCGGACGGGACCGAGGCGTACGGCGTCCCGGTCATTTACCCGATGCGTGGTATGTGGCCGGCGCCGGCGACTGGCGCCGTCGAGGCAATCGCCGGCGACTTCTCGCAGGGGCTCCTCGGCGTCCGGCAGGACCTCACGTTCAAGGTCCTCGATCAGGCCGTCATCCAGGACAACACGGGCGCGATCATGTTCAACCTCGCGCAGCAGGACATGGTCGCGCTCCGCGTTACGGCGCGGTTCGCATTCCAGGTCCCGAACCCGCTCACCTACGACCAGCCGGCGGCCGGCTCGCGCTACCCGTTCGGCGTCCTGGCGCATGCGTAATGGCCGCGCCCGAGACAACGCATGAGCTCGGCGACCCGGGTTGCACGGACCCGGGCGTCCTGCCCGAGGATCACGTCTACGTCATCGCGCTCGACGCCGGATGGTTCGGCGACCCGTCGATACCGAAGGACGAAATCGACGACAACGAGCAATACACGGTCGCCGGCGTCATCGCCGCGGCCGCGAAGGAGGCCGCATGAGCGAAAGCGAGACGACCGAGACGACCTCGACGACGAGCTCGCGCAAGCGCTCGAGCTCGCGGTCGAAAGCGCGCTCGAGCGAGGGCGGCAAGGTCGTCGAGACATACGACGACGGGCTCGAGGCCGGCTACATCGGCGGGCCCATCGACGAGGACGACCATACGGTCGCCGGCGAGGTCGCCGCGGCCGAGACGAGCCGGGAGGCGAGCGATTAGCGCACCTCTCGACGAGGAGGCCCGGGCGGCGCTATGGCGCGAGCAGCAGGCCGAGCGGATCGCCTACCAGCGCGAGGTCTGGCTCGGCCTACAGGCGCCGCCCGGGCCCGCCGAGGCCGTCCGCGAGGCGTGGGAACCGATCCTCGCGTGGCAGCTCGAGCGCGACATAGAAACCGACCCCGAGGAGGACCCATGAGCTCGACCGAGACGCCCGTCGACCCGCTTACGATCCCGTGGCGGCCGACGGTCGACGACGTCGCCGCGCTCATCCGCGCTCGCACGAAGGACGCGAGCGCGAACGAGGTCGGGACGTTCACCGACAAGACTCGCCCGACCGACGCCGAGGTCGAGCAGCTCATCACGAACGGCTGCGCCAAGGTCGCGAGCGTCGTCGGCTGGGACATTCCCGTCGACGCGAACGCCGAGGGCTCGCACCTCGCCGCCATCTGGGCCGCCTGCGAGGTCGAGCTCTCCTACTGGCCCGAGCAGGCGCGGAGCGAGCGGTCGCCGTATGCGCAACTGCTCGCCATGTACGAATACGACATAGCGCCATTCGCCGAGTTCGTGGCGCAGCTCACGCCGCCGGGCGCGGGCACGATCGGCGCCCGGGCCGGGACCTTCTACTCGCCGTCGGCGACGGCGGCGTGGGCCTACCAGTTCGGCTACGGCCTCGTCGGCATCGCCGACGTCGTCAACGTCGGGCTCGGCGGCGGCGGCTCGAGGCGCCGGCGATGAAAGCTCCCGAGCCGATGCTCGAGGCGCGCGGGACCGCCAAGGCGGCCGCCGACTTGACGGCGATCGGCGAGCGCGGCTCGGACATTCGCCGCGTCGCCGAGCAAATCCGGACCATCTACCGGCACTCGAACGCGCGACGATTCGCGAGCAACGGGCTCGGCGCATGGCCGGCGCTCGCCGCGTCGACCGTCGAGCGCAAACAGGCCGGCGGCTACGACTCGCGGCCGATGCGCCGCTCGGGCGCGCTCGAGGCGGCGTTGACGTCGCCGAGCTCGAGCGACCAAGTCGACGAGCGCGACCGCTCCGAGCTCCGGTTCGGCACGACGCTCCCCTACGCCGGCTACCACGACACCGGCACCGGCGGCGAGAAACGGCGCGAGCTCGTCGAGCTGACGCCGGCCGAGCGCGACCAGGTCACGACGCTCCTCGGCGCCTACATCGCGGGGGCCGAGACATGACCGAGACGGCATGGCCGTCGATTTTCGGGCCGCTCGTCGCCGGCGGCGACGTCGAGCAATGGGTCCTCGACCTCCTGCAGACGTGGTTTTCGACATACCTCGCCGAGGTCGAGCGCCAACACGGCTACGGCGGGAACGACCTACCGCGGCCCCGCGGCTGGGCGGTCGGCCCGACCTTCGACAAGTGGCCCGAGGACCAGCTCCCGGGCGTCCTCGTCGCGAGCCGAGGCGTCCCGACGCCCCCGGTCAAGCGCGGCTCGGGCGGCTACGAGGCGCGCTGGCAAATCGAGCCGGGCGTCATCCTCTCGGCGCGAACGCAAACCGAGACGCATGCGCTCGCGATGCTCTACGGGCTCGCCATCCGCGCGCTCATGATCCAACGGCCGTCGCTCGACGGCTACGCCGAGGCCTCGACATGGCTCGGCGAGGCCTACGACGACCTCGGCTACGACGACTCGCGCTCGCTCTACGCCGTCCGCGAGCTGTTCGCAGTCGCCGTCGTCGACGTCACGTTCACGGGCGCCGGCCCGGTCACGCCGGACGTCCCGCTCTCGCCCGACGACACGGTCCCATGGCCGGACTGGCAGCCCGTCGAAACCGTCGACGTCGACGTCGTCAACGTCGCCGCCGATCAATCGCTACCCGAGGAGGAGGAATGAGGCCCGGAGTTGACGTCATTTCGAGAGCTCTACCACCGCCGAGGTCGGCGCCGACCGATACCGGCGTCGCGTTCGTCATCGGCGAGACGGCGACCGCCGTCGTCCCGGCGCCGCCCGACGTCGGGCTCGTCCGTTCGATGACGGAATACGTCGCGACGTTCGGCGACCGCGGCAGCGGGCCCGAGCAAACGACCTACGACGCCGCCGACGTCTATTTCCAGGAGGGCGGCTCGCAGCTCTACGTCGCGCGCACGAATCCCGGGACGACGACGGCGAGCGAGCCGCCCGCGATCCCGTCGAGCGACGAGCTCGAGCGCATGAGCCGAGCGGAGCTCGACGCGCTCGCGACCGACCTCGGCCTCGACCCGGTCGGGTTCGCGACCAAGGCCGACGTCATCGCCGGCATCGGCGGCGTAGCGCCGGCGGTCGCCGACCCGACGATCTCGGCCGCGCTCGCCGCTCTCACGAAGGACCTCGGGCCCGGGCAAGTGTTTATCGCCGACCCGACGCTCGCGAGCGTCGCCGATAACCAGTCGGCGCTACTCGCGCATGCGGTCGCCAACAATCGCGTCGCGCTGCTCTCATGCGCCGACGGCCCGGCGAGCGCGATCGAGGCCGCCGCGACGGCGCTCAATACCGACGCAAACGCCCGCTACGGGGCCCTGTTCGCGCCGAGCGCGATCGTCCCGGGCGTCGTCGCCGGCACGACCCGGACCGTCCCCTACTCGGCGCTCGAGGCCGGCATCATCGCCCGGAACGACGTCGCCTACTCGCCGAACCAGCCGGCCGCCGGCGACCTCGGACAGTCCGTGTTCGGGCTCGACGTCTCGGGCCACTACACCGACCTCGAGTATCAAACGCTCAACACGGCCGGCGCGTCGATGGCGCGGCTCATCTACGGCGGCGTCCGCACCTACGGCTACCGGACGGTCGTCGACCCGGTCGCGATGCCGCAATGGCTCATGCTCGGCTGGGCGCGGCTCAACATGGCGATTACGGCCGAGGCCGAGGCGATCGGCGAGCATTACGTTTTCTCGCAGCTCGACGGTCGCGGGCTGACGTTGAGCGAGTTCGGCGGCGAGCTCTCGGCGATGCTGCTCGGCTACTTCAACGAGGGCTCGCTCTACGGCGACACGCCGCAGGACGCCTACTCGGTCGACGTCGGCTCGAGCGTCAACACGCCCGACACGATCGCCAACGGCGAGCTACACGCCGTCATCTCGGTCCGCATGTCGCAGGATGCCGAGTGGGTCGTCATCGAAATCGTCAAGGTCGCCTCGAATCAGGCTCTACCGGCGGCCGCGTAAATCGGAGGGAGGGAAACCATGCGCAAGGATCAGCACCGCGTAACCGTCGTCGTCGACGGCCGCAAGCTCGGCGTTTTCGACGTCATGACCGGCGGCGAAACCGACTCGGACGAGCTCAAATATCGGCCCGGGGGGATGGGCGCGGTCATCTCGCTCGGCGGCGTCGTCACGGTCGGGCAGCTCATCGTCTCGAGGCTCTATGAGCTGCAACGCGACCATCTGACCGTCCACTGGCTGCTTGGCCGCGTCGGCAAGGGGCAAGTGACCGTCAACAAAGCCATCCTCGACCCGAACGGCAACGCGTTCGGCTCGCCGCTCGTGACCAAGGGCATCCTCAAGCGCGTAACGCCGCCCGAGGTCGACTCGAACGCGACCGGCGACGCCGCCGTTATCGAGCTCGAAATCACGCCCGAGGGCGTGGTTACATGAGCGCGACCGACGAGCGGGCGACGTGGCTCGACGAGACGGACGAGCTCGAGCCCGAGCCGGTCGAGGTTTCGCCGGCCGGCTCGGTCCTCGACGTCATCCGCGAGCGCCGGTCGGCTCGAGCGACCGCGCAGGAATACGAGATGCCCGTCCCGGGCTACGGCGGCCTGCTCGTCCTGCGCTGCGCACCGCTGCGAGGCGAGACGTTGACGACGCTCCGCGTCCGGCTCGAGCGGTCGAAGGACCCGGCGCGCGACTTCGCGCTCGCGGCCGACATTCTCATCGCCGTATGCGAGGACGTCGTCGCGCGCCGGACACCGGGCGCCGAGCTCGAGCCGCTCGACCCGACAGGCGAGCCGCTCGAGCTCAACGAGCGACTCGCCGAGCTCCTCCACTTCGACGCGACGACGGCGCGGCAGCTCGTCCGCGAGCTGTTCGGCAAGGCGCCGTCGCCCGAGCTCGCCGTCGGCGACGCCGTCGGCGACTACCTCGCGTGGGCGCAGGGCGCCGACGCCGACCTCGACGACGGGCTCATGGGGGAATCTTGAGCGGGGGGTCGATCGACGTGGCCGCGGCGATGGCGGTCATGGGGCTTCCCGCGATGCGATTCCTGACGACGGAGGACCGCGAGGAGCGGCTCCTCCTGCTCGCGCTCGCGAACCGCGCGGCGCGCGTCTACGACCTCCTGCAACGCAACCTCGCCGTCCACATCGTCAACGCCTACGCGAAAGTGCGGCGCTAGGTGGCCGACATTGTCGAGCTCATCCTCCAGCTGCGAAACGTCTCGGAGTTCGTGTCGGGCGCGAAACAGGCGTCGACGGCCGCCGGCGACATTGGCGACAAAACCGAGGAGGCCGGCAAGAAGGCGTCGAGCGGTTGGAAAGGCCTAGCGAAGTGGGCCGGCGGCGCCGCCGCCATCTACGGCGCGACGCGATTCGTCAAGGGCGCCGTCTCGGCGACCGAGGACCTCGCCAAGGCGACGATTACCGTCTCGCGCACGACCGGCATGGATACCCAGACGTCGAGCGAGTGGGCGGCGCTCATGAAAGAGCGAGGCGTCTCGACCAAGCAGTTTCAAACGTCGCTCGTCAAGCTCTCGAAAACGATGGAAACGTCCCGGACCGGGACCGTCAAGGAAAACGCGACCGTCAAGGCGCTCCGCGCGCAAATCGACGCCGTCTCGGCCGCCGGCGGCAAGAAGGCGCCGGCCGAGCTCGCCAAGCTCTCGAAAGCGATCGCGACGGCGCAGGGCGCCGGCCTCAAGGCCCGCTCGACGCTCGACGCGCTCGGCGTCTCGCAACGCGACGTCGCCAAGGGCAACACGGCCGACACGCTCTACAAGGTCGCCGACGCGCTCGAGCGCATGCGCAACCCGGCCCAACGAGCGGCGCTCATGCAATCGCTATTCGGCCGCTCCGGGCAGGCGCTCCTCCCGATCCTCATGAAAGGCCGCGAGGGCGTCAAAAAGCTCCTCGACGAGCAAAAGGCGGCCGGCAACTACATCTCCGGGAAGGGGATCAAGTCGGCGAAGGACCTCATCCAGCAGCAACGCGCGCTCAATACGGCATTCGCCGGCGTCAAGGTCCAGCTCGGGCAAGCGCTCCTCCCGGTCCTCGTCTCGGCCGGCAAGTTCCTCGTCCAGCTCATGAAAATCATTCGCCCGCTGACGTCGAACGCGACCGCGTTCAAGGTCGTTATCGGCGCGATCGCCGCGGCGATGATCGCCTACAAGGTCGCGACGATCGCGGCGACCATCCAACAGCTCGAGCTCAACGCCGCCATGATCGCGAACCCGGTCGGGCTCATCATCGCCGGCGTCGCCGCGCTCGTCATCGGCGTCGTCGTCCTCTACAAGAAATGGAAGTGGTTTCACGACGCGCTCAACGCGACCTGGGCGTGGATCAAAACCAACTGGCCGCTCCTGCTCGCCATCCTCATCGGGCCATTCGCCGTCGCCGCGCTCGAGATTTACAAGCACTTCGACGCGATCAAGGGCGCCGTCCTCGGCGCATTCGACGCGATCAAGGGCGCGCTCCCGACCGTCGCTAACGCGTTCGTGACAGCGTTCGCGACCGTCAAGAACGCCGTCCGCGGCGCGCTCGACTTCCTCATCCGCGGCTGGAATAGCCTGCAGTTCAAAATCCCCGGCGTGCACGTCGGGCCCGTGCACTTCGGCGGCGTCACGCTCGGCGTCCCGCAAATCCCGCTACTCGCGCAGGGCGGCGTCGTCTCGAGCGCCGGCATGGCCGTCGTCGGCGAGGCCGGCCCGGAGCTCGTCTCGCTCCCGGCCGGCGCCGGCGTCACCCCGCTCGACGCCGGCCTACGCCCGCTCGAGATTGTCGTCCCGGTCATGCTCGACCGGCGCGAAATCGCCCGCGCCGTCGCCCGCGTCGCGTCCGACCAGTTGGCCCGCGCATGACGGCCGCGGCGCCGGCTACCGGCTGGGTCCGCGTCGTTTCGAGCGACCCGCCCGTCTCGCTGACCGTCCGGCTCGGCGACGGCCGCCCGAACGTCGACGCCGGCTACGGCGGGTGGTCCGAGGTCGCTCGGCCGCGCCGGCGGCCGCTCTCAATCTGGGTCGGCTCGCCCGGGCTACGCATGACGCTCCCGGTCGTCCTCGACGGCTTCCGCGCCGGCCGGTCGGTCGAGCGGCAAATCTCGCGGCTCGAGTCGCTCTCGCTCCCGACGGCGAGCGACGGGGCCCCGCCGCGCATCCGGCTCGTCGCCCGGGGCGGCGCCGTCCCGCACACCGATCGAGTCTGGGTCGTCGACTCGCTGACGTTCGCCGACGGCGCCATCATGAACGCCGCCGGCGACCGGACCCGGCAGCCGGTCACGGTCGCGCTCCTCGAATACATCGCCGACGTCCGCGTCAACGAGAAATCGACGACGTCGCAAATGCGAGCGCAGGCGGCCCGCGCGAAATCAAAGGCCGGCGCCGCGCGCAAACGGGTCGTCGCCGGGCATGGCCGGCCGAAAGCCGGCGCGTCGTCGCGGGCGAGCTCGAGCGCGCCCGTCGGGACGTTCGGCGCCGGCGAGGACCTCCTCTCGATCGCCGCTCGAGAGCTCGGCGACGCCGACCGCTGGGTCGAGATTGCGGCGCTCAACGGCATCCGCGACCCGCGCTCGATCGCGCCCGGGCAACCGTTGAGGTTGCCATGAGCGCGCTCGCGCTCGCCGCCGACGTCGACGTCGGCGTCCTCCTCCTCCAAGTCGCCGGCTCGAAAACGTCGCGGCTACGAATCGACCAGCGCGTCACCGACGGCCGGCTCGAACGGACGATGGACGGCGCCTCGACCGTAACCATCATGCTCGAGGACGCCGACCGGGCGCTCCTGCGCTCGGGCGCATTCTCTCGGCAGCTCGACCTCGAGCTCGACGGCGAATGGTGGCGCCTCGTCCAGGTCGCGAAGTCCGGCGACGGGCTAACGCTGACGTTCGAGGACCGCGCCGTCGCCTACCTCCGGCAGAACACGACGCCGCGCAAGGCGGCGCGCTCGGCGATGACCCGCGCGCAGTTCGCGCTCTCGATCGTCCGCGAGGTCAAGGCCGGCGGCGGCATCCCGTTCGTGTGCCCCGACGTCAACGTCAAGCAGCCGATAGCGAGCTCGAGCCAACAGCTCTCGACGAGCAAACGGCAGGCGACCGTCTCGCAAGGGCTCTCGCCCGGCGTCGAGCTCACCGTCAAGGGCGCGCCGGCGAGCTCGAGCCAACGCGCCTACGGGCAACGCGTCCTCGACGTCGCTAACTCGCTCAACGCCGGCGAGCGGGCCACGATGGCGCTCATGCAGGCCGTCATCGTCGAGTCGACCGTCCAAAACCTCAACTACGGCGACCGCGACTCGCTCGGCATCCTCCAGGTCCGCAGCTCGACCGCGGCCGGCATGGGCATCGACAACCGCGACGTCGAGGCATGCTGCAACGCGTTCCTAACGCGCGGATTCTGGGGCAAGGGCGGCGCGATCGACATTGCCGCGAAAAACCCGTCGATGACGACGGGCATGGTCGCGCAAAACACGCAAGGGTCCGGCGTCCCGACCGCCTACGACCAGTGGCGCGCCGAGGCGGCGAAGTGGGTCGCCGCCTACGGTGGCGCCGGCGCGACCGGGACGGGCTCGACGAGCTCGCTCGGCACCGCGGCGCCCTACCAGTTCCAGCGCGGCGGGACCGCCGGCACGGTCGAGGACAGCTGGACATGCCTGCAACGGCTCGCGAGCGAGGTCCAATGGCGCTGCTTCATGGTCGACGGCGCCGTCTACTTCGCGAGTGAGACGACGCTCATGAAAGCCGGCCCGCGAGCGACGCTCTCCGAGCAAACGCTCGGCGTCGACGTCATCGACTTCGACGTCGACAACGGCAAGGCGTCGAGCGAGGCGACCGTCACGGCGCGAATCGCCAAGCTCGGTTTCCCGCCCGGCGCCGTCGTCGAGCTCACCGACTGCGGGCCGGCCGACGGGCGCTGGCTCGTCCTCACCGTCGCGCGAGGAATCTTCGACGCGTCGGCGACCGTCACGCTAAAGCGCGTCACGCAACCGCTACCCGAGCCGGCCGCCTCGACGAGCATCGGCTCGAGCTCGAGCTCGTTGGCGCTCGGCGGCTCGAGTTTCGCCGGCGCCGGCGGGACCGAGAGCCCGCTCGTCGACCGCGCCTACGCCGCCGCTACGGCGATCGACGCGAAACGCTACCCCTACGTGTGGGGCGGCGGGCATGCGCATTGCGGGACCCCGGACGGCGGGATAGCGGGCGGCCCGGGTGGCGGAATCGGTTTGATCGGCTACGACTGTTCGGGCTCAACGTGCGCCATACTCGCCGCCGCCGGTATGGGTTACAGAATCGGCGGGCCCGCCGAGGCGAGCGGTCCAATCGCCGCGCATTGGGGCGACCCGGGCGAGGGTCAACTCATGACCGTTTGGGCGAACGCGATCCATGTTTGGACCGAGTTCAAAACGGCGAGCGGGCCGACCAACTTCAACACGGCCGACTACGGCAAGGGTTGGAGCGGAGCCGGTTTCAATCCACGGATGCCATCGACGGCCGGTTTCACGCCGAGACATTGGCCCGGGACATGACGACGCGCATCGCCGACGTCCTCGAGCATCCGGCGCCGCCCGTCTCGGCGGTTCGGGCGCTCGTCGCGAACACGCCGGCGACGATCGACGACGACCTCTACGTGACCGTGCTCGCGTTTGACGGGCACCGGCAGCTTTGGGGCCCGTGCCAGTGGGTCCCGTCGAATGGTTTGCCGGCGAAGGACGACGAGTGTTTGCTCGTCATTACCGAGGACGACGGGACGCCGTGGGCGTTGACGACGGCGCCCGTCTACGCCGCCGGCCAACCGGGGCCCGAGGGTCCGGAGGGCCCGCAAGGGCCGGCGGGACCGGCGGGCGCGACCGGGCCGCAAGGGCCGCCCGGGCCGCAGGGCTCGACGGGCGCGACCGGGCCGGCAGGCCCGCAGGGCGTCAAGGGCGACCCCGGCGTGACCGGGCCGCAGGGCCCGAAGGGCGATACCGGCGCGGCCGGGCCGCAAGGGCCGACCGGCGCGACCGGAGCTCAAGGCCCGCAAGGCAATCCCGGCGCGACGGGCGCGCAAGGGCCGGCCGGCGTAGACGGGAAAACGGTTCGCTCGGGTAGCGGCCCGCCGGCGGCGGCGCTCGGCGTCGACGGCGATTTCTACATCGACACGGCCGCGCATACGCTCTACGGGCCGAAAGCGGCGGGCGCGTGGGGCTCGCCGACGTCGCTTATCGGGCCGCAGGGCCCGCAGGGCGCGACCGGCGCTACGGGCGCGCAGGGCGCGCAGGGCCCGCAAGGGCCGACGGGCACGACGGGCGCGCAGGGCCCGAAGGGCGACCCGGGCGCGACCGGCGCGACCGGCGCGCAAGGGCCGCAAGGCGCGACCGGCGCCGCCGGCGCTCCCGGGTCGAAATGGTTTACGGGCGCGGGCGCGCCGCCCGGCGCGACCGGCATCGTCGGCGATTGGTACCTCGACTCGAGCGCCGGCGACTACTACGAAAAAACCGGGGCGTCGGCGTGGACGTTGCGCGGCAACCTCAAGGGCCCGACGGGCGCGACCGGCGCGCAGGGCCCGCAAGGCGCAGCCGGGGCGACCGGGTCGACGGGCGCGCAAGGCCCGCAGGGCGCGACGGGCGCGCAGGGCCCGCAGGGCATCCAAGGGCCGGCCGGCCCGAGCGGCGCCTCGACGTTCGTGTCGGGCTCGGGCGCGCCGGCGGCCGGCGTCGGCGTCGACGGCGCCATCTATCTCGACACGGCCTCGAGCCGGCTATGGGGCCCGAAAGCGGCGGGCGCATGGCCCGGCGCCGCGTTCGCGCGCGTCATGCCGCTAAACCCGACCTACGCGCAACTCAAGGCCGGATGAGCGTCGCTATCCCGCATTTCGCATTGCCGTTCCGGTTCGTGTCGCCGGGCGCCGGCGTGACCGACCAAGACTCGCTCGACGAAATCGCCTATTGCGTCTACGCGATCCTCGTTTGCCCGCTCGGTTTCCGCGTCGAGTCGCCGCTGTTCGGTAATCCCGACCAAACGTTCGCGATGCCGGCGCCCGACCTCGACATGATCCGCAACGCGGTCGAGACGTGGGAGCCGCGCGCCGCGGCGTTACTCGCCGAGCATCCCGACCTAATCGACGAGCTCGTCGCTCGAGTCGAGGTCCTCGTCCAAATCCGATCGGAGGCGTGAGCGATGCCCGGCTATATCCCGGTTCCCGTTGAAACCGAGCCGACCGACCTCGCCGGCGAGGCGTTCGATTACCTCGCGCAACAGGTCCCCGGTTGGTTGCCGGCCGAGGGCAACCTCGAGGCGTGGCTCATCGAGGCGCTCGCGCAGATCGCCGGCGAGCTCCGCGCGCTCGTCGCGCTCGTCCCGGACGCGATTTTCGCCTACTACGGCGAGAGCATCCTCGGCCTGCCGCCGTATCAGGCCGTGCAGGCGACCGCGCTCACGAACTGGAACACCGTCGACGCGGCCGGTTACACCGTGCCCGCCGGCACCGTAATAGCCGTCACGCCGCCGGCGTCGCCGACCGGCTACGCGTTCGCCGTCGACGTCGACGTCGTCATTCCTGCCGGCGCGAGTACCGCGACGAGCGTTACTTGCGTCGCGCTCGAGGCCGGCGCCGCGGCGAGCGGGCTCACGGGCACCGTCGAGGTCATCGACCCGCTCGCGTTCGTCTCGAGCGTGACGCTCAACCAACCGACGTCGGGCGGGCAGGACGCCGAGACGACCGACGCCTACCTCGCGCGGCTCTCGGCGCTCCTAACGTTGCTCTCGCCGCGGCCGATCCTGCCGCAGGATTTCGCCGTGTTGGCGCAACGGACGATCCCGGCGATTGCGCGGGCGGTCGCGATCGACCTCTACAACCCGGGCCCGCCCGTCGACGCGAATGCTCCGCGTTGCGTTTCGGTCGTCGTTTGCGACTCGAGCGGCGAGCCCGTCTCGAGCTCGGTCAAGGCCGACGCCGACGCGCTGCTACAGGCGCAACGCGAGGTCAACTTTCTAACGTTCGTCCTCGACCCGACGTATCAGGCGATCGACGTTTCGTTCTCGGTCATGAGCTATCCGGGCTATGACCCGAACGACGTCGCCGCGCGCGTCGTCTCGCAACTGACGACCTACCTCTCGCCGGCGTCGTGGGGCGTCCCGCCTTACGGCGACGTGTCGGCGCGCTCATGGATCAACGCGACGAGCGTCCGCTACCTCGAGCTCGCCGAGCAAATCAACCGCGTCGACGGCGTCCATTACATCGTGACGCTCGCGCTATGCGCGTCGGGCGGGACGCTCGGGACGGCCGACGTTGCGCTCGCCGGCGTCGCGCCGATGCCGCGGCCGGGCTCAATCACCGGGACGGCGACGGCCGAGACATGAGCTCGCGCAGCTACCCGGAGCTCGAGCGCGTCCCGCGCCGGCGCGCGACGCCGCGCGACCTACCGGCGCCGCCGGCCGAGCTCGTCCCGGACGCGTTCGCCGGCCGGCTCTACGACATGCTCGAGCCGCTCGCCGAGCAGGACCCGGTCGCCGGGTGGTCGCTCCTCATCCTTTGCAACGCGATCGGCGTCCCGTATGAGCTCGTCGAGGATTGGGTCCGCGACACGCCGGACGGGCCCGGGTGGTCGCTCCTCATGGACGTCGAGCGTTGCCCGCCCGAGGCGCTCCCGTGGCTCGCGCAGTTCGCCGGCGTCCGCATCCCGGCCGGCCTCGTCGACGTCGGCGAGCAACGCGATTGGGTCGCGTCGACCGACGGTTTCAAACGCGGGACGGCGAGCGCGCTCATCGGCGCCGCCCGCGCGACGCTCACCGGCGCACAAGCGGTCGTTTTTCGCGAGCGCGACGGCGCCGCGCAAGGAAACCCGGCGGCGCCCGATTACGCCTACTACTTGACCGTCATTACCTACACGTCGCAAACGCCCGACCCGACGGCGACGCTCAACGCGCTCCTCGCGCAAAAGCCCGGCGGGATCGTCCTCAACTACTACACCGCGACCGGGCAGGACTACCAAAACGTCAAGACCAACAATGCGACCTATGCGGCCGTAACCGCCGCCTACGTCGACTACAACGCGCTCAAGCTCGACGAGGCGAGCTAGGAAGGGAGGGCTATGCCGACGACACCTACTTACGCGTTGCGCTACCCGCAGGCGACCGACCCGGCCGACGTGCCGAGCGACATGCAGAAACTCGCGAGCGACGTCGACGGGGCGCTCGGCGCCGTCGGAATCCCAAAGCCGGTTGTAAACGGGCAATGGGTCAAGGGCTCGGGCGGCGCCGCGGTTTGGTCGCCGATCGCCGCCTCGGACGTGCCCGGGCTAACCACGTACGCGCAGACAAACGTCGCGGGCGTTCAGGACGTCCCGTGGACGGGCGGCTCGGCCGTCGTGCTGTTTGACGAGTTCGGAGGCGGCGCGTCGGCGTCGATCCGTTCCTACGGCGAACCGCCGCGAGGCAACGGCACCGTCCTCGTCATCCGCAATCAGTTCGCGACCAACGTAACGCTCGTCCACGGCGCGAGCGGCCTCGCCGCCGGGCAGGCGCCTTTCTATATGGCGGTCGGCGGCGCCGGGCTCAACACCGTTCTCGGCGCGGGAATGGCGATCACGTTCGTCTACGACGGCGCATGGACGGAGGCGAGCCGCGACACGTTCGCTTTCAATAACAACGCGAGCCAGGTCCTCAAGGGCAACGCGACGTGGGACTACGCGCTACGGCAAATCGTCGGCACGTCGATGGACGCGCGCTCGTCGCTGCAATACGGCTACGGCAACCTCGACATTGGCACGGCGACCGCGGCGGCGCCGTGGAGCATCACCATCGGACTCCCGTTCGCTTGGCAGAATGCGCACCCGATTTTTTGGGGGACGGTTTGGCCTAACGGGACGTGGAACGGGTTTAGCGTCATATCGCCCGGTAACCCGATCAACCTCAGCCAAGGCTCGATCGCCGTCGTCAACTCTGCTCAAGCGCAAAACGTAACTGCTCGCTGGTGCAGTATCGGATGGTGAAAGGAGGGAACGCATGAGAATCGACGTGACCGTCACGCTCGGCGACGGCGACAGTTTCGCCTACACCGCCGAGGCGGCGGCGGCGCAGGTTATCGCCGCGCTCGGCGGCAACCCGACGACGGATTACTGCCAAGTGGTCCTCAGTCAGAACGCGCTCGGCTCGAGCGGCGTGGCACCCGAGCCGCCCGCGAACCTAGCCGCCGTGGGCGCATGAGGCTAATGGCTCGATGGCGCTCATTGCGTCAACGACAAACGAGAGGAGAGGAATCAATGAGCGAGACGACCGAGACGCCCGAGACGACCGAGACGCCGGCGCCGACCGAGCCCGGCACCGAGCCCGAGCCGACGACCGAGCCGACCCCCGAGCCCGACGACGACGACGGCGACGAGGAGTAGCGATGAGCGAGCTCGAGCTCGACCGGCGCGTCGATTGGCCGCCGCCGGCCGAGGACCCGCCGGTCGAGCGAGCTCATCGCGCGGCTCGCATCGCCGACCGCGACCGAGGCGTCGAGCTCGGCGACGTCCTCGACGACCACGAGGAGGCCCGTCGTGGCGCTGACACGTAAACCGATCCCGAGCCCGAACTACTCGAGCCGCGGCGGCGCCTCGGTCCGGCTCATCGTCATCCACACGGCCGAGGGCGCCCGGACAATCGAGGAGCTCGGCAATTTCTTCGCGAGCTCGAGCTCGGGCGTCTCATCGCATACCGGCATCGACGACACGCCCGGCGTCGTCGGCGAATACGTCAAACGGCCGAACAAAGCATGGACGGCCGGCAACGCGAACCCGGTCGCCGTGCAAACCGAGCTATGCGCGTTCGCGAAATGGTCGGCCGCCGAGTGGGCGAACCATCCGAACATGCTCGAGAACTGCGCTCGCTGGGTCGCCGAGGAGGCCGCCTACTTCGGCGTCCCGATAACCAAGCTCTCGAGCTCGCAGGCGCAAGGGTCCGGGCGCGGCGTATGCCAACACGCCGACCTCGGCTCATGGGGCGGCGGTCACTGGGACTGCGGCGGCTCGTTCCCGATCGACGACGTCCTCGACATGGCTCGAGGAGGAGGAGGCGACGACGAGATGCCCGGCTACCCCGAGTGGTATTGGCATTGGTCAAGTTGGTACCTCACGACCGACCGCGACCCGGACACTCGGCCGGCGAGCGCGCCGGCGACGATCCCGGAGTGGGCGTGGGACGCAAACGACGAGGTCGGCCGGATCGGTAAGCGGTACGGGATGACAGTCGAGGAGCGCGACTGGCTCGATTGGTACCTCGCCGGCAGGACGGGCGAGCGGCCCGACGAGGTTCCCGAGACGATCCCGGACCGGTGGTGGGACGACGAGAAATGGGCGGTCGCGCGAGGCGCCGAGCCGTGAGCCTCGGCGTCGCGATTGTCGTCGGCGTCGTCGTCGTCGTCGCAATCGTGGTCGCCGCGCTCACGATCCGCCGCGACCGGGGGCTACGCATGACCCGGGTCGGGTGGTTCGTCGAGCGCGAGCGGTACCCGGCCGAGGACGTCGCGGCGCCCGAGCATGCCGAGTTACCGTCGTCGCTCCGCGACGCGCACGACGACGACGAGCCGGCGCCGCCCGACGACGAGCGCGACACGCTGATACGGCCGCCGCTCTAGACGTGCGCGCGCCGGTCGAGCTCGGCCTCGCGACGGAGCTCGTGACGCTCGAGCGCGCGATGCGAGAGCTCGCGACGAAGTAGCGTCCCGCCGTGTCCGAGCGGCACGCGCGGGAGCGGGATGACGTTGAGGACGCAGCAGGCGACGAGCGCGACGACGACGAGCGCGAGCCATGCGTCGAGCCATGCGCGCCGATAGAGCCGCCGATGCGACGTCCCGCCGGCCACGAGCCGGCCGTCATGGACGGCGCGCTCGAGCGTCGAGGCGCTGCAACGCGCATAGCGGGCCGCCTCGTCCTTCGTCATCCATCCGTCGTGCCCGGCCGCCCGCGCGAACGTTTGCGGGATGAGCGGCGCGACGGTCGCTACATAGAGCTCGCCGCCGTTGACGGCCTGCGCCGTGAACGAGCAGCGAATCCGCTCGCCGTCGCGGGCGAGGAATGTCGTCGCGTCGGTCACGATCTCGCCGGCGTCCATCGCCCGGACACGCGACGAGCGCGCCGCGTCCGGTGCGAGAAACTCGAACACTGACTCGCCGACGAGCTCGCGAGCTCGCCATCCGATCATCGACGCGACCGAGTCGCCGACGACGACATAGTCGTGACCCCGGTCGACGAGGCAAACCGAATCGAGGAGCTTGCGCGTCGGCACTACGTCCCCCCTTGTCCGTTCGAGCCGGCGCCGCCCGGTTGCCACTCCGGGATATCCGGTCCGACGCGAGCCCGCAACCGTTTCGACGCCGGCGCGGTAAAGGAAAATCCCGCAAAATGGGCGAACTTCCGCTCGCGCGTCATAGCTCGGCACTGCGCGGCATAGCGCCGCAGGGCTCGTCACCGCGCGTCAATGCGCGTCATGGCGCGTCTCGACGCTCGGGCGCCCGTGCGATAAAACGCCGAGCTCATGGGCGGAACCACTAGCCGCGACGGCCACTACGACCCGCTCGAGCTGCTCACGCTCGACGAGGTCTCGGCGCTCATCCGGCGCTCGCGGCGAGCGCTGACCGAGGACGTCGCCGCCGGCCGGCTACGCATCGTCAAGCTCGGCCGCTCGACCCGGGTCCCGCGCGCCGAGCTCGAGCGGTACATCGCCGAGGCGTCCGGTTACGATGGTCCAACACCCATCGACCGAGGAGGCACGTCGTGACCACTAGCGCGACCGCCCTTTGGCCCGGCGTCGATATCAACGCGGGCCGCCCGCGCGTCCGAAAGTCCTTCAAGGGGTTTCCGCGCGTTATCGAGTATTACGACAGCGTCGAGGAGGCGAACGCTCGCGCGTTCGAGCTCGACCGCCGGCGCAAGGCCGGCCTAGCGCCGACCGACCCGACCGTCGGCGACGACACGCTCGCCGACGCCTGCGCGTCGCTACTCAAGTTCAAGGCCGTCGACGGCCTGACCGGCCGCGGCTACGCGTACTGGGAGCGGTCGCTCAAACCGTGGCGCGAGGGCCCGTTCGCCGAGGTCCCGCTCGAGCTCCTACGTCGCGCGCCGATCGAGGACGCGCTCGTCGAGCGCCGGGCGACGGCGCCGACGTCGGCGCGGAACGAGCGACAGGCGCTCATCGCTGCGCTCGAGCTCGCCGGCGAGCGCGGCGCGACGTTCGACCTCGCGATCCTGCGCATTCGCCCGATCGTCGTCGATGCGCGCGAGCGCCGGGCGCTCTCGGTCGTCGAGCTCGAATGGTTCGCCGCGCGTGTCGCGCCGATCGCCCGCCGGCTCGTCCTCCTGCAAGGGACGGTCGGCAACCGCATCGACGAGCT